ATCGTTAGCACGTTTGAATGCTGCGGTATCATCTGCTACACCATCACCAACCGCCCCAAAGTCTTTAACGGATACGATGCCATACAAACTATCTTTAGGAATAAACTTTGTATCGGCTTCGGTTTTTGTAATAAAACCACCGCCATTAGGCAAGGCGATTTGTTCCGCTTTACTAGCTGCGACTTCTGCACGTTTAGCTGCATCTGTCGCTTTAATTGCGTTACTTGCAATTGATGTTTGTTTGTTATCAATATCCGTTTTTAACGTGCGTGCTTGGCTCACCAACTCATTAATATCACGCTTATCAACTGTGGTTTGTCCTGCATATGCTTTTGCATCTGCCACTAGCTTTTCTGCTTTTACTACATTAGCACTAGATGTATCAAGTGCGGTATTGCTAGTCGCTAGCTTATCATCGACTGTACGGCTTAATTCTGTAATTTCACTGCCTAGCGTTTTAATTGTTTCTGCATTAGCATTGATAGCATCGCTTTCCGCTTTGATTTTTGTATATGCATCAATAGCATCATTTGCTGCCTTTGTTGATGTATCTACAATCTTACGAGCAACTGTTGTTGCATCCTCATCACTACCTACACGGATTAATAAGGCTCTATTCATCTTCTCCTGCATTTCTTGCAAAATCAATGTTACCTTATCTGTCATGTGTTCGATATTTTGGAAAGGGTACTCATCGGGTAAATCTGTATCTTGTTTAATTGGTGTTCTACGTTCAAGAATAATCTTGTGCGTATTGTTTAATGGATCACCATCAGCAGGATATGTTAAAGTTTTGTTTTCCTTGTCATAATCGATATTGCCTGTTTGTACGCTTTCTGTGCCGTCTGCATCCACCATGATTAAAGCTATATCTTCAATCATGTAAAAGTCATACGGCCATATCCATTTTTTATTAACTCCATCACATTGATAAACTACACTAGGTTTATTGACCTCTGGTATCATATTTGTTCCCCTTTCTAATTAAACAGGACTACCCATAATTGAGTAGTCCTTATTTATTAATGTTTATCTTTCTTCTTAGATTTTTTATCTTTCAATCGTCTATCAAACATGATAGCCATAATGACATCTTCTAGTTTTGCATCCGTGTCCGTTAGTGCAAATTTAGCTAATGTCCATAGTCCATCTGTTACAGTATCACTAAAACCTGTGATGCGGTTAGATACTTGTGATAGGCTTCTACCTACATCCATAGCACCTTTGTTAGGTGATACAATCGCATTGCCTACATCATATAGCTTTTCAACGATTGATGCAGCCATTACTGTATTCCCTTTATTGAATACCTTTTCGCCTAGAATGTATTTCATAGCCATGTTGGAAATATCACGCACAATAGGTACACCCATAGTAGCTTGTGATACCAATTCTTCCCCAAAGGATTTAACTAAATCTTCTGGCTTGTCATCGTCTCCATTTGTCATGGCTTTGTATACCATCATGCCTAGTGCTTGTGCCGTCAATGTCCACCATAGCATACGCACGAATTGTCCGTAGTTGCCTTGGTCTTTCCGTGCATAGTTACCCTCAGCAATGATATTGTACAAAGTGTTAGCGTATGAGTAGAATGGTACAAATAGTTGAGTGAGTGCATTTCTTGAACGTTGGATGCCTGCACTGTCTTTTGTATCGCCGCTACCGAATATATCTCTTACGGCTCTATCGCCAGCACTAATAGCTTCCTGTTCTACAAATTCTGCCGTTACTCCTTCAACACTTTGTAATTCTAATACTTTCTTATCGTATGCAAATTTCCATATAGGAATAGACAAGGCAAAATCAGTTTCTGTTAAAAGTCTAAATCCCATTTGGTTAATATCATCACGGATATTAGCTAATTGTTCAGCCTTATAACCACCAACATTTGTGTCACCTATGCGTAAGCCTTTACCCTCAATGGATAGCCCTTGTTTCAAATCCTTATCTAGGGTTTGAACACGTTCCCTCATAAAGATTGATTGACCTAAAACAAAATCACGTGTTGCGTTGTACTTGGCTGTACCTACACCATAGAACCCCATACCAGCATCACTAATTGCTTTTAATGTATTACCTACGCCTATACGATACATGGCAACAGGAATATTCAACGCATTTTGTAATGCTACGGATACACGGCCAGCCATAACTGCGGTAGAGGTATTTTTCTTGAGTGTCATAACCAATCTACCCCATGCATCGAGTTTCGCTGCTTCGTCTTTCCAGTTATCTCTAACCCATGTACGCAAGAATTGGTAGGTTTCCATACCAAATTTATCAACGATATATTCTTGGAAACGGCTATTACCAACTAACTTATTTACATCCGTTACTGCTTTTCGCATGGTAACGTGATTAATAGCCTCTGTAATCGCATTAGGGATAACATCAAAATCAAGCATCAAGGACTTACCTTTAACTACATCCAAACGTGATTTAGTAGCACCCATACCAGTACCAAAGATTGCATTACTAGCAATCATCGTTTTGGCTATATCCTCTGTTTGGAAATCAGATACTTTAGCACTTACTTTAGGATTGTACACAATAGGGAAATATTGACCTTGAATTTCTCTACCGCCAATCGTGAATGTAATCCCCTTTTCTTTCTTCAAAGGATTACCATACAACTCTTCTTGCACTTTACTGCGTTCTTCATAAAATGAATTGATATGTTCCCATGTGCGAATGACAAATTCCCAGTCCTTATCCGTCATGTATTCTTGGAACACTCGTTCCATTTCTACTTCATTACTTTGGATAGTTTCCAATGCACGTTGTCTATTCTTTTCTGTTCCCCAGTTTAATGCAAGCATGATGATTTGTTCTTTTGTAACGTTGCGTAGCTCACCTACGTTATAGAGATGATCATTGCGAACATCAAATAGTTGTTTCTTGGAATATACTGCACTTACATCTTTTGCCAATCTACGCATCGCAATTTCTTTGTACTCGTTAAATTTCTGAGTAGCTTTAGAAATTGGTTCATAGATATATCTAACTGCAGGGCCATTCTTTCCGCCATCTAATCTGCGTAAGAATGTTTCTGCTTTTAACAATGATAAGTTAAAGTTATTCAACGTATTAGACAATGCATCTGCACGGCTGCGGTTGTTTAACTCATTGAATACATTGGCCGTATCTAGTCCAAATGTTTCGCTAGCAGTTACTATAATCTGATGTACTGCATCTTCAAACGATACGCTGTTTCCGTATTCATCAATTAGCGTACTTCCCTCATATTGAGTTCTACCATTTTTGTACATCCCTGTCATGAGTTCCTCTAACTGTTCGAGTTCGCTCATTTTAAGGGTACTAAACGTTCTAGGTGATGTAGCATCGAACATTTCATATATCCATGGTTCAAGTTGTACAGTCGCTTCCTTATCCCCCATGATGTCAGCATCTGCATCGAGTGCTTTAATCACGGCCATCATATCGAACCCATTAACAGGTTGTAAGCCATCGTACTTAGTCAATCCCATTTGATATGCCATATGTGTATAGAAATAACGCATATTAGGTTCAATCATGATAGGGTTTTGACTGCGTGTCATGCGGTTTAATTGGTCTAGCAATTTAACACGCAATTTCTTAATAGCTTTTGAATTTTCAAATGCTACTCTTGCTCTTGCTTGGTTTAGCAACTGAGATTGTTTAGCTTGTAATGCTTCATCTACTTTACCAGTAGCCAATGCACTATCTGCTTTCTTGCCATCTCGTACTGCTTGATTTTGGTATTTCTTGTACTGGCTAGCTTGAGATAAGGTCAAATCGCCCAATTCCTTTTTAGCACGTTCCATGTATTTCGGAATAGTACCAAATCCACCATCACGAATTGCACGCACCGCATCAATGCGTTCTTGTAACTGTGCTTTTAGATTTTCAATGCGTTCTTGTGCAGTATCAAGTTCTTTAGATACACTGCCTAATTCCTGTGCTACCCTTGCATTGTCTTTCTTGATGCGTTCGGCTTTCGTCAATTCTTTTTCAATTGGTTTCAATTCTTCATCAAGATTTTCACTGTTAGGGTCTAGCTTTTGTAATTTGCTTAGTAATTCCCAGTTCTTAGCAAGGTCTTTATTGGTATGTGCCTTAATCAAGCGTGCTTCTTCTTGTGTGAGTTCCATCTGTCCTTGATTGGATAATAGCATTTCTTCGGCTATTTCTTGGTTAGATTTACCTGCGTTTGGATCATTAACAAACTCATTTCTAGCGTTTTCCATTTCTTGCGCTACCGCTTCATCGTAAGTACTGCCAGCTTCCTCACGTTCCGCCTTTTCTAACCCCTCAATAGTTCGATATTGAGTATTTTCCAATGCACCATCACCAAATGCCATGTATCGTTGGTGTTCTTTATAGATAGGATATTCTTCGATTAATCGTTTTTCGATTGCAACCTGTACATCGTCTTTCACTTCTTCCCATTCTTTAATAGGTCGATTGTCTAATTCTTTCATAAACTTACGCATTACACGTTCTTTTGCTTTTTCTTTAATGTCAGCAATGTACCCTTGCACTCGTGCTTGTTAGCTTTCACTCAACTGTTGATACAATTTTGTATTTTCAAATTGCTCTAATGCTTGCTCGTGTGCGTAGTTTTCAATATCATCTTGCGTAGCTATCATACGTGCCATTATATCTTTAATGTCAGATGGTACTTCACCG